GATGCAGTCCATTCACCCCCAGTCCAGTTCTGCCATGCGTTCCAGCCTTCACCAGAACCTCCAAAGGGCGTGTATTGATACTGAATCTGAACGCTTGCAACACCGGAAGAAGCGTCGGTAACAAACGCACCACCACTCCAGTTGATGGTCATCTGATTGCTATCGTTGCCAACAACAGTAAAGTCAGCAACAGACGGGCCAGTATTATCAAACTGGTATGCCTGTTGCCAGCCAACACCGTTGTGTACATAGATTTCATCGACACCCTGGAAAGACCCACCTGCGTGAACAGAGGGTCTATCAGTGCCAGTCAACTCCTGCCACATGGAACCGTCGTGAACGTAAGTAGGCATCAGGAGTACTTAAACCAGATATCTCCGGCTGCTCCGCCGGTAGGTGAGGCTGTTGAAATAGTAATAGTATGGTTAGTAGAACCACCGTCAGTGTAGATACCGGCCAGTTTGCTTTGTGCAATTGCCGCCGTACCGCTAATGTCGGCGTTGACGATTGTGCCATCAGCAATCTTTGCGCTTGTCACTGCGGAATCAGCAATCTTGGCAGTCGTCACACCACCATCAGCAATCTTGGCGGTAGTAACACCACCATCGGCAATCTTGGCGGTAGTAACATTCGCATCCAAAATCTTTGCAGTAGTAACTGCATCAGACTGAATGTTGCTTGCTGCGACCGCGTTAGTTGCCAACTTGGCGTTACTGACCGAAGTAGCAGCAAGTTTTGACTCGGTGATTGCTCCGTTGTCAATATTGGCACCAGTGGCTAGGGCATCAATGAAAGTCTTTACGGCAGTCCAGTTGTCATTATGTCCTTCAGCAGTGATGACGTATCCGGTCTGAAATACGTTGGGGATGTTAAAAGTAGACATTGTTTTTATCCTTTGATTGTGTTCTGGTATTTACGAGCGCACACGATGGCTCAGGCCTTGATGTTTCGTCGTTTAAACTTGTATGCGATAGAGTTAACACCCCACGCACGTCCAGCCGTACCGAAGGTATTAGTTGGTCCAATAAATGCAAGTTGGATTGACCTGCACCTCCCCAACCTGCCAGCCTTGTATATGGTCGGCCCAACAGTGGACAAGCCATAAGTACCAGTCCCATATAGGCCAGTTCCATAAACTGCTCCTGATACCACTGGCGCTAGAGTAATTGTTTGAGTTCGGCCCACTGCGCTGGAATTAAAGTCATAATAAATACCGACGGTAACAGTGGTATCTACTTCAACTTCTTTCATGACATAGTTTGGACTAACGAATGTTTTGTCCTGCACGTAACGGTTATCATAAAACCAACTGGTTGTATATGAAGTTAGGAATAACTGGTCAGTAATGCCGCCATCAACGAATACGTTATCTTCTATGAATGCAGGTAGACCATCTTGATAAACGTCTACAAACATCACAAACTTTTGTGTTGGGTGTATTAGCAGGTGCCAGTTTTGGTCTGAAGAATCACGGAAGTCGCAACCATTTACCAAACCAAATTCATCAGCGGTTTGTAACATTGTGTATGCGCCAAACTTTCCAATGCTTTGGTCAAAGACGAAGTTGACACACGAAAATGCCGGTGGACTGGCACCTGGCTCTGGGTCGTAGGGCATTGATAGCCACAACCTTTGGTTGACAAATGAACAAGTGATTTTGTCTAGTTGTCCTGAGTTAACTTCGTCATTTATGATAATAGGTTTAATCCTATTGAAGATGTCCTGCAAACCATTTCGGTTGTAAAAGAACAGTCCCTTGGGGTAATCAAAAAAGTAAACACCACCGTCACCTTCGGCAACCTGCTGTGGGTATTCAACGCCGTGAACGGTAGAAATCTCAACGAGTTGGAAGTTGTCGTTGTCATAACCCATGAGCAGGAATACTGCGTTGGGCTTCATAATCAGTAATTGACCGTCTACGACGGCTAGTGCACGGATGCCCTCACCACCGGCATTGATGTCAATATAATCTTCTTGTGCCCAGTCTTCTGCAAGACCTTCGTGAGACCAACGCAAACGATTTGGGTAACTAACCGCGTCTTCGTAGGTGTTGGCAACAAACATCTTATTTGCGTGCACGCGGATAATATTGGCACGAGGGCAGAAGCCACCGGTTGGCGCACTATAGGGCTGCCAGGTTGGCCCAGAGGCAGTAAGGGTAGATGCATTGGCTGCTGGGTAAAGCCACTTGTAGGCATTGGCATTGCCGGAGCCACCAACGAAATACAGAGTATCTTCCCACTGAGTGAATGAGGCGCCGTTCGGGTTTGTTATATCAATGTCAGTAGGACCAGCAAGGTTTAGCCGTGTAAAGTTGCCCCCTGTAGAATGCCAAACCTCACCCTCTTGCCCAACACCATTGTAGCCCGTTGACAACATAATTAACCGTCCATTGGGCTGGTCATAGAAGAACAACTCCTTGGGATTCCACACTGATTGAGATACACCAATTTGTGTTGTGTTCTTAAACTGAAAGCCAGCACGAGTGAATAGACCACCACGAGGGTCAATCTCCATATTGAGAATACCGGGCGATTCATTATCGGCTAACTGGAATTGGTCAGCACGAAAGTTGATTCCGCCCGTGAAGTCGTTCTTTAATGCAAAAACAATATTACGAGCCATGGATTATCGGTACCAAAGAAGACTGCCACTCTTAAATGCGGGCCAGCCGTAGTTCCACGGATAGATTTGCAATCCACCAGAAAGAACCATTGGTTGGTTGTTGCTGGGATGCGTGATGTTCTGGCGTGATAAGGTAACACCTTGGTCAAAGTGGTTCATATATACGGCAGCCATCTCTGGGTCTTCCTGGAACTGGTAGCACCGAGAAGCAGCAAAGTTAATAATCATAATATGAAACTCATCGTTGATGTCAACGTCAAGACCAGAGTCGGTAAGCCAAGCATAACTGGGTTGACGGAAACCACGAATATTCAAAGCGTAGACGCCATCTGGCTTAGGATAAATCTGCAATCCGCCAGCCCACATTGAGAAGTAAACGGGATAACCGGGCACATCGGCGGTGCCATTCCAGTATTGCTGGGCCAGGAAGTCATCAATATAAATAAGTTGATTACCACCGTTGCTTTCGTTCGTGACACTAATAATCTCACGAATGTCGGCAAAGTCAGAACCTACGTTTATTCCTGTTGCCGTAGTGTGGACTTGGGTAAAACCGGTGGCATAACGGCGCTGAGAAGCAACAGTGTTAAGTTCGTAAGTAGTTTGGTACCACGGCCATTTGGTGTTTAGGCTAACAATGCGCTGAAAGGCTTCTTCAATAAAGGTATTAACAAGGTCTTCGCTGATGTCGTCAGACACACCGTTGCCGATTTGAAGGTCGGTAATGTCTTCGACTAGGTCGCGGAGTTCGTCAATATTAAGACCCATCTGTTACCTCATTTTTTGGACCGTGTTCAGCCCAATGCGCTTCTTTCTCGGCTTCTTTAGCAGCAAGGCGCTCCTTCTCCATCTCCTGGAACTGTGCCTTGTAGATAAGCAATCTCTGGGCTTCTTCGCCCTTAACCAAACCTTCGCCGTGCTTAAGGAAGTGCTGCAAGTGTCCGAAACACAACGGTGTCCCTTTTGACTTGGGCGCTCTACATTTGTAATTATCCCAACAGCATCTAGTCGCTGCTGCTTTATAGGGCACGCCACTAGGGGGCGCAATCATTGTTCCGGGATTAACGAACGCTGGTGCTATGGATGTGTCCTTGGACCCCGCTGCACCATACACTGATTGTGTTCCGGCGAGCACCTGGCTACTATGAACCGGCGCATAAACTGGCTGAATATCTGGCATGTTTGCTCCTTCTATATATAGACGTTTTTCTTACACAATCCCATAAAAACAGAATCCTTGGCACCAGTCCCGCCCGAAGGATTAGCGAAACCGATGCCAAGGACAACTGTGCTTGTCGGGTATGAACCCCTACCCATCAGGTTAGACCGGTGAAGGCTCCCTGACGTGCGCGGTTGCTGCAGGTGAGTGCACCGTAGGCCAAGACGATGGCGTAACGAGCATCCTTGCCGTTGACTGTACCGTTCTGGAAGTCGGTGGTCTCAAACCAGTGACCGTTCATACCAACCAACTTCAGGTACTTGCTGTTGAGGAAGTACATGTCGCCTGCTGGAGCAATCTTGTCAAACACGACAGGAGTCTGCTTGAACATCAGGTTCTGGAAGCCTGCATTGGCCTTGGCTACGTCCTGGTACCGAACCTGGGGAACCAACAGTTCCTCATACTTCTGGTACTGGGTTTGGGTTGTGACGATGATGTCGGGAACGTCGTTGCCCTTGGAGGCATCGTTGTACACAGCAGCCATAGCCTCGGTTGTGAGGGTTGTGGTTGCGGAGTCCACCTCGGGGTTCCACCAAGTCTCGGTGGAGGCATCAATGCCACCCACGGCGTTGTTGACGGTACCAACAATGGTCTGGATGCCGAAGAAGTTGTTGCCAGCGCCAGAACCGGTGAACAACTGGGTGTTCATCAATTCCTTGAGGCTCTCTTCAGCCTGCATGATTTTGGCGTTGAGCAACTTGATGACGGCTTCCTTGCCACGGTTCTTGGCCTCTTCAATACCGCTGATAGCGATAGAGGCTGCCATCTGCTTCCAGGCGTACTCAGCAGCGCTGATGCCGTCCTGGGGAGTTAGCGAGATTGTGTCAAATCCCGCATAAACAGCGGCAGTGCCGTTGGAGGCGTACATCAAGGGCTCTACGACTGAAGTACCGCCCTCTTCTACGACTACACGACCACGGCTGTTCAGGTGGTCAAGAAGCACGTTGGCCTTGAAAATGTTGTCAACAAGCGTAGGACGATAGTTCTGCAGCGTTGTTGACAGAATCTGGTTAAAATCTGGGTTACCGGGCATAATGAATCATCTCCTTAAGATGTTTTAGTTTTTGTTTTGTTACTAGAGGCCTAGCGCCTTTTCGGCTTGTGTCCAGGCATCTAGCACGGATGTGGGTTTGGGTGCAGGTGCGGGTGCTCCTCCACGAGCGGAAGTTGAGCCAGAGACAACGCCTGCTGCTTTCTTTGCCTGGGTACGCTTGGTGGTTTCGGCAACCTTCTTCGTTGCGTCTGCCCGCTCGGCGTATACCTTGTCAAACTGGATTAGTTTGAAGGTGTCCTCCAGGTTCTGAGAACCAGTAGCGAGTGCTCGTGCGATAACTTCTTCTCGGTCAAAGTCTTCGCCGTACTTGCGTTCAAGGTCGGTGATTTCTTTCTCCACCTGGCTAAGGGTTTGCTGGTATTCCAGTTCCCGCTTCCACGCTTTGATTTCTTCAAGTTCCTTGACTACGGGGTCAACCCAAACGTCTTCCTCAACGGCTTGGACATTTGGTTGGCTAACACCGTAGTGTTGCTGTAGCAGGGACAAGGTGCCAAACGGGTCACGCTCCAAGGCTTCTGCCAAGGCTGCTGCCGTCTGTACTCCTTGCTTCTGCTTACTGAGTTCCTGCGTCTTGCGGGTATAATCCGCTTGGCGCTGGTATCCAGCAAGAGCCTCCTTGAGCGGAACTTCTACTTCCTCACCATCAATCTTGATAACTACGTGCTTGTCGCCGTACTCCGTTACATCAAGAAACTCTGGGTAATTGGCTTCGTCATCCGTCCAATCGGACTCAACTGCTTCCTCATCCGTAAACTCAACTTGTCCATCCAGGGGCTGGTCTACGTCAGTATCGGTTGCATTATCTAATTCGTTATCCATTGGTAGGGTCCTCTCCTTCGCAGGTTGTCCTACCTATATGCACTTTTCTTACATTTACGCCATAGGCAAGATGCCGGACTCCATCAGAATCTCCATAACCTCTGGCGTAAAGCCACCACGATTAACTATTTCCTGAAGGATTTCGGGAGGCAATGACATCAAAACTTCGGGTGGCAACTGCTCGCTACCAGGGATTTGTGCCAACTCGGGAGGCAACTGCATTGGCGCTGGAGGTTGCGCACCAGCAATCTGTGCTGTCATCTCAGGAGGAAGTGGTCCACCGGCAAGTATTTCCTGTAGTAGTTCAGGTGGCAAACCAGCCAATTCAGGTGGTAGTCCTGGTGCTCCCATTGCCATTTGGTCTGGCATTGGTGCAACCGGCGGTTCTCCGGCAGGCAACTCAGGAGGTGGTGGCATTCCGCCAGCCGGTGCTGGTGGCTGTGAGGGATTCACGGGAGGCTCTGTTGGCTCTGGCTTATTGAGGAATCTGTCAACATCCTGCACACCAAAGCCCTGCTCAAGTATCAGTTTTGCCAAGGACTCAAGGTTAACCACCCCGGCCTGAGCAAACGGTGCCATAGCGTCAACAATCTGCAAAGCACGCTGGCGACGGAAACCCTCGTTCTGAGGAACCGTTGAACCAGCCTCAACGCTAAAGTCAAACTCGCCGTCAATATACTCTGAGTCAAAGTTAACCCACGCCCAAGCGCCACGCTTGTCGGTAACACGGACAGTCTGCTCTTCGGTCATAAACTGCTGAGCAAGTTTGATGAGGCGATAGGCAACTTTGGCAATGCTGTGTTCAATGATGGTTAGTTTTTCTGCGGCACGAGAATCTGCTGCACCCTGAAGAATACTGGCCTCGGTAGCAGTACGACGAATATCAGGCAGAACACCACGCTGGTATTCCGAGATACCCGACACTCGGTCAATGTCGTTGATTATTAGTGTTGATTGATTATAGAAGTCTGGTGGGTTAATCAAGGCGGGCATAGGTGCAACCACATTACCCAGGTTTTCGTCACCCTTAACTGGCACCATAGCGTTGTCCTCGTCGGATGACAAGGCGCTGCGACCAAAGTCGTCAAAGGCATTTTCCTTGAACAGGTACTTACGGCTGTAACGCTTACGGTGGTTCATCATCTGAGTACGGGTTTCATTAAGTTCGTACTGCAGGGGTTCAATCGCCTCTAGTTCGCCCATTGGATAAAAGTATCCAGGAATGTCGTAGTTGCGCAACATCGTAAACGGATGTCCGAAAGCAAAGGGAATCTCGGTTGGCTTAACCAGGAACTTGTCTCCACCTTCGGCAGCAAAGACACACATGGTCTTCTTGTCTAGGTCGTAATACTCAATAATGTCAGCATATGATTCGGTTGCGTAGCCAGGGTCAAACGGCTTGTACTGACGACCATCATTGAACTGAGATACCGTAGAGCCGGTAACATCTTGGCGTGCGCTATAGTCATAACGCTTGTCATTTTTGACGTCCTTGATGGGCCGACGAACACGCTGGGCAATCCAACGAATGTCCTTCATTGTGTTTCCCTCAGGGTCAACGAACATATTAAACGGGTCAATGCGCTCAATAAAGGGCCGGTCTTCGGTAACGATTATGTCGGTTTCGGAGAAGTTTACAGGCTTATCTTTTGATGCCCTCTCATCGTCGGTTTCCTCAACAACGACATCTTCCTCAACATAGCGATAACCGGACTTTACCCAGCCGTGACCAATAATCAAAAAGTCTCGGACAGCCAATTGGAATTCCTCTTGGCATTCGTAGTGCTGCCACCAGTAGTTAACAATGGCTTCAGCAATAATTGACTTGTCGGCGTCTTCTGGGCCACGGGGATTAACGACAATCTTGGGGCGACCAATTGACACCGATGGGTACAATGTATTGATGGTGGCAAATGCAATGTTGACCAGCATCCGGTCGTAGGGTGCAGTTGAGCGGTATTGCTTGCCACGATATAGGTTAATCATCCGATTCCAGCAAGGGGCATAATCGTCCCTTACCCAGATTCTTGATGAGTCGTATCTTTGACGATACTCAGCGAGCAAGTCAGCATTTGATTTACGTGCCATTTACTTTTTTCCTTCTTCCATTGTGACCAGTCCCTCCCCGATTGCTGCCAGTCGGCAGTAACCGTTAGGTTCAATCTTCTGTGCAATGATGTGACAGTCCCCCTTCTCGGGGCAATAGAACGCACAATTGGAACACTTGACACCCTTTTTGGCATCTGTGTTCTTGGCGGCTGAAACATAACCAACGTAAATACCGTTGCCGTCATCATCAGCAAGTTTGCCGTACTTAGAGGCAATCCCCATCATGGCATTAACATAATCTCGTTCGGCTGGTGCAAGTTTAACTACGGGGTTATCAACCATTGTTGATTCTTCACCTTCGGCCTCACCAAGATTGATGCTGATGGTAAATGCCTTGCCCATGGGGCTATCTGAATAAGTCTTGTCGTTCATTTTTATTCTCCTATAATTTCAGGCAGTGTTTCGCCAGCGCGCCTGCGTGTAATGAAATCATCAAGCACCTGCTTAAGTGCAATTGTAAAAGGGATTCCCGCATCGTTCAATCTTTCTGCCTCACGAACAAGTGCCCTGTATCTACCTTCGTTCATCCCATAACCACCACTATCTGTGTCTACTACAAAGCGGTCACGGATTATGTCTTCTGGGTTCATACTCTGCCCAGCGATTCTGCTAGCGGCTATCCTATTAGCGATTTTACGCAATTCTGGGTCATTCATCACTTCGTCAATTGTTATATTCGGGTCGTACTTAGCATAAGTACTTGTTGGACTACCCTGGTCACGAATAATATTATCTCGGATGTAGTTGTAAGCAAAGATGGCATTGTTGTTACCGATGGACTCTGGCACTCCAGCCTTGGCTGAGTTTGCGAATATCTTTCGCATTGCCGCATCTTCAGTCATTTGCATAACGCGGCGACGAGCAAGCAGGTCCTTGAGCGCCTCTTCGGTTAGTGGTATTCGTTCAATAACTTTCTGTGGTCCTTGAACGGCGAGTGAACTGCTGGTTGGTATGTTGATGTCCGTACCAGTGCGTGCCCGTGGTGACCGGGTAAAATAGGCAGCGGGCGGATTGTCGTAAAGCATGTCCAGAAATCCTGTATTGGTCATCTGTCGATTACCCATAATGTCTTGAACAATGGTGGGCGCTGTTGCGTCCCACATGTAGGTTGTACCGGGGATTGAGTCACCACCAACCGTTGTTGCTTGTCCAGGCTGACGGGGAATAATTTCGCTGATATCTCCTGCTTCACCAGGAACGTTTACGTGGATGCCATATTCGTAAGGATTAAACCGTGCACCAGGATTAGTGATGTTGGTTCGTACTGCTGGTACTGCTGCCTTGGCCGCTGCTCCTGCGGCAAACAAGTTAAGAAGGTCTTCGGCACCCATTGTCAAACCCTCACCACGACGGTAAGCGTTGACATAGTTAATGCCAGGTTCACCAGTATCAACCACTGGGAGTAGGTCAGCAATATTTGAGCCTGTATTGACAACGCTCTTTACTGCACCGAGAGGGATGTCTTGGGGTCTAGTTTGTAGAACCTCTGCCAGTTGGTATGATTGTTCTGTTCCCGGAACAAACGATAGAAAGCCGTCTTTGACTGTCCCACCAAGATTCTTCAGGTTGTCCACAAACCCTTTCTTCTTGGGTTCTGGTAGTGGACCAGTAGCCCGGGTTATGCGAGGAATATCTTCTTCTCTAGTGGGTGCCAAAACGGTATCTGGTTGTATGAACCCCTCGGCAATTAAGGCCTCCCTAAAAAATGCCTGTTGACGGCGTTGTCTTTCTTCTACGGCACGACGACGCTCAATCTCTTCGTAACGGCGTTTTTCTTCCTCACGACGACGACGCTCAATCTCTCTTTCCATTGCGTCTGCTGAAGCCATTACTTTTTATCCTTTTTCTTTTTGTTGCGTTCCGAGATAGCCTTTGCTTTTCTGCGGGCGTCAGCCTTGGAACTTGCGCCCCATGCGTACAGGGACAGGAGCAGGCGTGTGGGCTTGCCATCCTTATCACGCTCAGGACCAGGCATATTGCCCATACGGGCTAGGAATGAAGCACGGCGTGGGTTATCTCCAGATTTAACTGGAGCCCTAAGGTCAGAACCAGGATTAGCCTTTTCGTAGGACTTGCGTCCCTTCTCGTTTAAGCCACCTTTTTTATTCTGACCCTCTTTGCGAGTCCACGCTTCAGATGCCATTATCTATGCCTCTTTGTCTTTTCAGCAATCTTTTTAGGTTGGGCTACATATTGTTTGCCCTTCTTGTTGCCTTCTGCTTTTGCCCGATTAGTGGCAGCCTTTTCTGCTGGTGACAATGAATCCCAAGCCTTGTCTGGTAGGTAGCGCTTCTTGCCTTTGGACGGCTTTCCATCCGAAGTGCGCCACTTCTGGTCAGTCCACTTCTCCAAAGACTTTTGAGATTCTTTCTTAGCCATCAGTCTTTGTAACCCCCACCACGCTTCTTATACTCAGACGCAAGAAGTTGTGCTTTACGAGCAGACCACTCACCTGGGTCGCCACCCTTTGAGCCAGCCTTAATCTTCTCAAACAGTTGTTTGCGCATACCGGGCTTGGTGTAATTACCAGCCTCATTGACCCTTGATGGTGCCTTCTTTTTAGATGCCATGATTACTTTTTCTTCTTTCCCTTGGGTACGCAGTTAGGTACCTTCTTGCCGCCCTTGTTCTTCATTCCGACCTTCTCGTAGCCGTCCCAACAAGTCTTAGGGGCTTTCTTCTTGGCTGCCATTACTTCTTCTTCTTTGGCTTTTTACGAAGCGCCTTAAGGTCGGCTTCTGTAATCTTGTCTCGGGGTTCAGCAACCCTGGCAAGTTTCTTTTGTTTATTTGAATACTTGGAATACGGCATTGCTCATCCTTCCTTGTAGGGCTTTGGCTTTGGCTTTACCGGCTTTGGCGTTGGCTTTGGTCTTGGCGCTGGCTTTGGCTTGTACATTATTTCACCGCTTTCATTGCTGCATCTAGGCACACTTCAAGACTCTTTCTGTTTTGTTTGGCACGTGTGGCTGCTTTCTTCGCAGTTGACGCATTCAACTTAGATGGCGAGCAGGCTTTTGCTACCTTGGCAACTCTGTCTCGGGTTTCCTTAACTTTATCTTTTGCCACTACTTAGTCTCCTTATTTCCTTGGTAATCACGGGACGAGAGGGTCCGGGCCCTATGATAAATTGGTCCTCAACACCAGAGCCAAGTCCGTAGTTGCCAGTTAGACCTGCGGCTTTGTAATGCTTTTTAACACTGGCATAACCCTCTTTTGCCATTGCGGCTTCTTTTGCGGTGGCAGCACGTGGTGAATTTCTTTTAGTAATTTTATTCTGAGCCAGTAGGTTATTGACCACCTCTTCACGACGTTTCCGGTAGTGGTCGTCTCTCTTCCTGTCGTCTTCACGAACCATGTCGGGCGGAACGTAGGTGCCATCGGCAGCAATCTTGCCACCGTTGGGCAAACGACCGGGATTCCACAATGTCTTTTGTCCCGGTTTTAGTTTGCTTAGTTCAGCATCCATGAGTTCTTTGAATGCTTCGCCGTCAAACCCCTTATCGGTAAGGTCTTTTCTTAGTGCACCACGCGCACGTGTGTCTGCTGAACCGCTGTCTGTTTCATATTTCTTTACAGCGTTAATGTAGGCTTCGCCCATACGGGTATTACGAATACTTTGTTTGTCTTTTGCCATTACTTAGTCTCCTTGTCAAGGTGCCAGTCAATATGCTTTTCTAATTTGTTGTCTACTTTATCAACGGTCTTAATTACTTCGTGTAGAAGTTCTCGTGCCTCTGAGTGCTGCTCTGAGTTCTCTTTGCGCAGGTTCTGGATGACCGCTACCAGCGGACCTAAGATAACGGCTACCGCCAGCGTCAACCAGATGGGGTCGCTCATTAGATAAGTTCCGCCCGCTCGGGCACCTTGGTAATCTTCCCACTCTTAAATGCGTTAGAATCCTCGTAGTAGCGCTGTTGTTCACGGATGGTTTGACCAGACTTAAATGTATTAGGCACGCCTAACGTAACCAACTTGATATGGCAAGCAAAGCAAAGACCCCTTTTTAGGTCGTTTTCGGAGTCAATCGGTTTTGAGCAGGTACAGTAAGCCATATAAATCTCCTATTACATAGCGCATTTCTTACATAGACACGTTATGAGAACCGATAACGAACTTTTCCGGTTCCTTCTTGGACACTTTGCTGGCAAACCAGTCAATACTAAACGGCGTTTTCTCAACCTTTGGCCGGTATTCTGCGTGCCAAACGAACTTAAGCATCTGGTTAGCAATGGCTAAGGACATCACGCAGTCGTCGTGTGGTGAGCCGTGAGTTGACCCGTTGTCGTCACGGACGAATGTTTTTAGTTCGGCAATGGTGTTTTCGCACCTAATCTCTAGCACCCCATCACGGATATTGGCGTTCAATTCGTCCACTGCCAGGGGCTTTGACAGGCTGGTGGTTCTCCAACCGAGCGTGTCTGATGCCTCGGCATTACGCTGGTTCAGACGGCGCTGGCGGTAGATGTTGGGGTAATTACCTTTATACAGGCTGGTCAGCGTGGTAAGACCGTGGTTGTTGGACTCCACACCAATAAGTGCAGCGTTATAGAAATGCCCGAGACCGTATAATATT